AATTAACGTAACGCAATGTTACCAAACGCGCAACAAAAACCAAAAAACCTTTTCCGTTAGTCCTTTGTAGGGGGGGAGATATATATAGTGACAACCTCATCAATCAAGGCAATCAATGCACGCATCAGATATCTGCGCAAGGCTCTGCGTGAGCTTGAGAGTACATACAAAGACGCGACCGAGAGCGGCAGTTTTACCCCTGCAGTGCAGGCCAAAAAAGCTGCAATCTCTGTGCATGGTGAGATTGAGGATGCACTAGCAGAGAAGGCCCGCATACAGTCAGCCCAGGTGCCCACCCCAGCTGCAGGCGATGCGCTCAAGGTCATACTTGCCACGCTCGAGGGCTTGCCACGCAGCGTGCTCGAGCAGTTACGCAGCGCAATCGATGAGTTGCTGTGAGCCTGTCAGAGCTTGCCAAAGCATTGGTCATGGCTGAGCGTACTGCCCAGCAGTCACCCCTTGACTTTTACCAATGGTTGCCCTGCCAACTTGAGTTCCTCAAGAGCAGTGAGAAGCGGCTGCTGCTGCGTGCAGGCAACCAGTTTGCGGGCAAGACCACAGCCGGTGTGGCTGAGCTGATATATCGTTTGATGGGCAAGCATCCGCACAAGTGGGTCAACCCCGGCCCAATCAATGCGCTGGTAGTCTGCGCAAGTCACGAGCAAACCCTCAATATCCAAGGAAGAATCAACGCTATGATTGATGACAGCCTGCTGCATGAGCGTTGCAGGTTTGATGTGGGGACTGGCAAATACTATGGGAAGTACCCAACAGTCAGGCTGAAAAACGGCAGTTCTTGCCAGTTCCGCAGCGGGTCTGGTGACACCCTCAACCTTGCGGGCCTGACCGTTGATTATCTGTGGTTAGATGAGCCACCCAAGACGCCACGGGTTTACTCAGAAGCCAGCAAGCGTGTACTGCGCAGCAACGGTGACATCAGGCTCACGCTCACGCCTGTCAATGCTAATGTTGAGTGGTTAAGGCTTGCTGTTGAGTCTGGGCAAATCAAAGAAGTGCACACACGCCTTACGCCACAGGCCTGCATACCTGTGGGCAGCGCTCTGCCAATGCGCTTGGGGGATGGCACACTTGCAGATGCCAAGTGGATTAAGGCCTTGATTGCTGACACATTGGCTCATGAGGTGCCGGTCGTGTGTCATGGCATGTGGAATATGGCCAGCCAGTTGGCATGCTTTACAGCGTGGAACCCAACGCAGATGCTGACACGCAAGATGCCCAGCCATGATGTTGAGCTGCTGCTTGGGGTTGACCATGGCGCTGGCAAGATGGGCAGCAGTTACGCTGTCATCGTTGCTGTTGACCATGCTGCTGGTGAGGCTATGCCAACGGTCTGGGTGGTGGGTGAGTACAGCTCGGCAGATGAGTGCACGGCAGATGATGACGCGGCTGGCATCCTGTCTGCTCTGTATGACTGCGGCATCAAGTACAGGCAGCTTGACAAGGTGTGGGGTGACCGTGCGCACCATGGCAGCAACAGGCGTGGCAGTGTAGCCAAAAAGAGTAACACGCTGCTTGCCTCTGCTTTGGGTCGAGCAGGCGCAGCGCACATGCACGGCATTGCCCCTGCCAACGTGGTGCCGCCAGTTCGCAACGCTAAAAAGGGCAAAGGCGGGGCCAACGCACCTGGGGCAGTCAGTTGGGGTGTTGGATACCTGCACAGGCTCATGTTGCGTGACAAGCTCAAGGTGCACCCGCGCTGCACAGAGCTTGCCAAGGCTATGACGAACTACGATATGAAACCAAACACCAAGCACGCCCACCCAATCGATGCGCTGAGGTATGCGTTGCGTGATGTTATCTATGGGCCGGGCGCACGCACTAGGCCTGCTGCACCCATCAAGATACGATAGAGGGTATGGTATCGCATGGCAACACTCAGAACCTCACCCGTTAGACCCCTCCCACATGATGCAGCTGACGCAGACCGTTGGGAGTACACAGCGCTTGTAAGGCGTGTGTTGTATGGCCTTTTCCAAGATGACGTCAGGCGCAGGCTGGTTGATGAGGTGGGCACCACACGCGCGCACATCATCAAGCATGGTGACATCTCGCACAACGTGCTCAACAGCCTATGCAATAGCCTAAGCCAGTCATACGTCAGACCACCCATCATGAGCAATCAGGCCGACGCATCTGCGCTCATTGGGCCTGATGGTGCCCTTGCTCGAGCTGGTTACTTTGCACTTATGCCACGTTTCATGCGTGACCTGCTTGGCATGCGTGAAATGTTCATGAGCGTCAGCGTGTCTGACGGTGAGCTTGTGCTGCGCCCGGTCAGCCCTGACAACGTGGTTGCAATGTCAGACCCAAACAACCCCAGCCAACCCATTGAGGTTGCTGAGCTTAGACTGCGCCACGTTGATGGGCATGGGATGGTGTATTGTTATGACGTGTACAGCATCGGCGATGTGCCTGTTTACCGCATTGTGGCTGCTGGTGGGGATAGCAAGGGACAGGACTTAACCCAAGCAGTGCTAGGCACTGGCCCGATGATTGGCCCTGCCTATCCATTTGTCAACGCTGAGGGTGCGCCCATTATCCCTATGGCGCTCTATCATGCTGAGGCCACGGGCAAGCTTTTTGACGCGCACGGATTTGGCGATTTGGTAGATGGAACCTTGAATATCTGCACTATGATGAGCTTCCTCAGACACACTATGCGGGCAGCTAGCTGGCCACAGAGGTGCAGTGTGGGCCTATCTCCGGTGGGTTTGTCCCCTAGTTACGAGGGGCGCACCAGAGAGGTTGTGACAGACCCAAGCACCCTGCTGCAACTTGAGCCTACTGACGGTTTTGAGGGGCAGCCATTCTTGCACCAGTTCAGCACCTCAGCCAGCCTGTCTGATTACATGGACGTGATTAGCCGATACATGCGCGGCCTTGTGTCTGCTGCTGGTGTCAGTGCCGCTGATTATCAGCGCGTGACTGGTGACCCTCGCAGCGGCTACGCTCTGAGCTTGACCCGTGAAGGCCTGCGCGAGCAGCAGAGGAAGTATGAGCCAAACCTGCTTGCAGGTGACACGCAGTTGCTTGAGATTGCAGCCATTATGCTCAACCGTCATAGTGAGGCAATGGGCCAGCCACTCAACCTGCCTGAGTCTGGCTATGACATCACATACCAAGGCGTACCCAAGACCACTGGTGAGCGTGAGAGTGAGCAGGCCCAACTGCTTGAGCTTATGGACAAAGGCCTCCTATCTCGCCTTGATGCCTATATGCGCCTCAACCCAGGTGTCACAAAAGATGAGGCAGTTGCTGCGCTCAATGCGATTGACGGGCTGGGTGATGACTCTGAGCTTGAGCAAACCGTTGACACTGACTCTGTGCTCAATGGTGCGCAGGTGACTGCAGCTCAGGGCATTGTCACTGCTGTTGCTGCAGGCCAGTTGCCCCGTGACACGGGCATCAACATGCTGGTTGAGTTTTTTGGCATCACAGAGGTTGCCGCAGCCAACATCATGGGCACAGTTGGCCAAGGGTTTGAGCCAGCGCCCCAAGACTAGACCACAAGAGGAGCACACCACATGAGTGATGATACAAATGGGGCCAGCAACGCTGTGCCTTTTGAGCGGTTCACAGCAGTCAACGACCAGCGCAAGGCGGCTGAGCAAGAGGTGCAGGCGCTCAAGACGCAGCTTGCCGACGTGAGCAAGCAGGCTGGCGCAGCTGACGCTCTGTTTACTCAACTTGAGACGGTTAACAAAACGCTTGAGGCTGAGCGTGGCACATGGAACCAAGAACGCAGTTTGATGAGCCACGGGCTGCTTGACCAAGAGGCCCGCGACTTGGCTATCTGGTCCTATCAGCGCTTGGGGGATGACAAGCCTGAGCTTGGTGCGTGGCTTGGTAGCATGAAAGAGTCACCAGACAACGTGCCCGCATACCTCAAGCCCTATTTTGGCCAGCCTACTCAACAGGCCAAGGCCATGCCTGACACCAACCGTGGTGCCGTGCCTAATAGCCTTGAGACTGCAGCGTACAAGAAAGGCACAATCGCAAGCATGAGCCTTGATGAGTACCGTGAGCACAGAGAGAAAATCAAGCAGCGCTATCTCAAGAAGTAAGTGGCGGGGTACTGTTTGATATGCTGCCCGTCTCCTCAGACGTAAAACAGAGTAACGCAGTGGTTACCTTTTTAACTTTTGGAGATAGATAGACATGGCTGAGAACCTTTATTCAGATGGCTCGCTAGTAGTAAGCGAGATTCTCGCGCAAGAAGTGGGTTTAAAGCTCGCTAATCGCGCGTTCTTCCACATGCATCCCGCGATTGAGTACGCAGGTGCAGCCGTTGGAAGTGCAGTTACAAAGGTCGATTACATCGACGCAGGCGCAGGCACTTTGGCAAGCACGGCGGAGAACACTGCAGTGGCTGGCACAGCCTTTAACTTTGCCCGTGCAAGCATCACTATCGCCCAGCATCGGCTGGCCCGCAGCGTTTCTGACATGCTGCGATTCTTGGACAGCACGGGCACTGTGACCAATGTCGAAGACTTTGCGGCTGATGCTGCTGGCTCCTATGCCAAGACCCTCAGTGGCCTGCTCATCACTGCGGCCCAGTCAGCATCAACAACAGTGGGCAGCACCAACACTGATGCAACTTGGGAGAACTTCCGTGAGGCCAAGGCCGCGCTTGTTGCCGCCAACGCTGAGGTCACCCCAGGTGCAGTGGTTTGCGTACTGCACCCAACTCAGTGGGCTCACCTAGAGGCAAACGCCGCTACTGCGGGCATCGGTGACGCTATGGCACGCAGCCCAGAGGCGCAGGAAGCAATGCAGGCAAATGCCCCATTGTCGGGGTACAGAGGTCGTTATTTCGGGATTGACGTCTTCACGAGCGCATCCATTCCAACGGCCAACGCTGGTGTTGACCGGTCTGGCTTTATGTGCGCACGCACTGGGCTGGTCTGGGCCAACGCAATGGTTGAGCCTTCGCTAGCGTCCGAACGAGAAATCTTGGTGGATGGGGGAACCCTGCAAATTGACTTTGACCGTGATTCGTCAAAAGCAATGACCAACGTGTACTATCAGGCGTTGGTGGGTGCAAGTATTGGTCAGGATGGGGCCGTTGTAAAAATCGTCACAAAGGGCACATAATCTTTGGCGCTGCTGGGGGCGTTGCTGACTGCTCCTAGCGCGCCACCAGTGGCGTCTTTTTCTCAACCGTCAGCAGGTTTGCTGGCGGTTTCTTTTTTGTAGGAGCAAAACACATGGCACAGATTGGGCAAGAATACACACCGCGCGAAAGCGTAAAACCTCGAGCGCTGGCAAAGTTGCCACCCTCACCCGTTTTTCAATACGCACACCACCCAAAAGGCTGGCAGGTGATGTGGGATGACAAGGGCGCTGCCAAGATTGTGCCTCGCCTCAACAAGATATTTTTTCAACCGGGCACCAACCACATTGGCAACGACCGCGGTGCCGGCATTGATACCACTGAGTGTAAGATGCGGTATGAGTCTGACGGTTTTGTTTTTATCCCCTTCGAGCTTGCTGGCAAGGTTGACAAGGGCGCTGCAAGCTACCTGCAGCGCATTGACGTGCATGGTGGTCACGCTTTCCTATCGCGCTGGGTCAGGCCTGTGCCTGGCACTGGCCGTCTGCTCAGTGACCGTGCTGGCTGGCTCAAGTTTCTGGTTGTGGTCAGCAAGTACGTCAGGCCCGCACCAAGCTACGCCCTAGAAGACCTCAAGAGCCAATATGAGCGCATGGCTGGTGAGTACGCACGCCGCGCCAACTTTATGCCTGACGCTGATGAGCGCATTGCCAAGGCAAAGGCTGCAGTGCTTGCGATTGACAAAGAACTCAAAAAAGCTGAGCAGCGCGATGCGCTAGAAGGCTCGGAGGTTGTACCCAATGTCATTGAGTGACCAGCGCCACACTGCGCGTTTCCCCCTGCCCCACTTGATACAGCGAGGCATTGACACGCTGCTGCAGTGTGAGCTGTACCTTGACGCCAGTCTCACTGCGCCCACCAGTGGTGTGGTCACCATCTTTGACGTCAACAACAACCAAGTCATCAGCAGTGCTGTCACCATTGCTAGCAGCGTGGCCACATACACTGTCACAGCAGGCACCACATCAGGGCTGACCTTGGGTGATGGTTGGCGCGCTGAGTGGGTGCTAACCGTTGGCACGGATACCATCAGGGCTGTCAATGAGGCAGCGCTTGTGCGGCAGGTTGTTAGACCACCCATCAGCACTGTTGACATCATCAGGCGTGTGCCAGCGTTGGACCCTAGCAGCGCCACTGTCATCACCTCAAGCACCTCATACCAATATGCAATCGATGAGGCTCACGTCATCATCAGCACACGCCAGCTGCAAGGTGGGAAGCGCCCATGGTTGGTCATGTCACCAGCAAGCTTGCGCCCGGTCTATATGGCTCTGAGCTTGTCTATCGTTTTTGAAGACCTCTCAAGCAGGGTGTCAAACGCTGACTATATGGAGCGGGCCAGAGAGTACCGCAAAGAGTATGAGCACGCCTTTGGCGCGTGCGTCTTTTCGTATGACCGTGATGAGGACGGCGTTGCCGACCTAGATGCCGATGGTGACCCGCAGCGTGTGGGCCTGTCCTCAGTATTCCTGACAAGCAGGGCATAACATGGGCTATCTGACCACCTCAGCGCTGAAGCAGGCCTTTGAGTCAGCGCTTGCAAGCTCATTGACTGGCTATCATATTAGCCGGTATCCGCATGAGCTTTTCCCGCTTGACTCTGACAGCAGGCCACTTGAGCACAAGGCTTTTTGTGTTGGGGTGCTTGATACCACCACCTATGTCGACCGCGCACGCCAGAGGCCCGCACTGGGCAACGTGGTTGCCACGGGTCTTGATGTGAGCATTGCATACCGGCTCAGGGCTGACGCAATGGTTGCAGATTACAACGCAGGCCTTGCTGGTGAGGCTGAGCTGCTCAAGGCTGTCTTTGCAGTCTCAAACAGCAGCCTCATCTCAATCACTTTCAACAGCGCCAGCAGGCAAGTGGTTGGCGAGGGTACAGTATTCGCAAGCACCTCAAACTTTAGGTGCATACATAGACTCCAACTAGAGGCATAAACATGGCGGCACCTGGCACCTTTATTTGTAACTTTACACACGGTACAATCACCGTCAGTGATGGTACGGGCACGCCTTTGAGCCTGACCTTGACGTTGGATGAGGGCAGTCTAAGTCTCAGCGGTTTGTCAGACAAACTGCGTGAGATTGCTGCCTATGAGACCCGTGGCGCTTTGCGTGGCCTTGCTCTCACAACAAGGTCATATCCATCAGGCTCATTTTCAAGCCTTATCAATGAGTGGTCAGACACCACCACGGGCACGCTGCTGGATATGATTACCGGTCAGGCTGGCTCTGCTTTTGCTGCTCGCATCAGCACGCTGGGTGCCACGCATCCTGTTATCTGTTTAGATATCTCGTACTCGTTCACTGATTACGCTGGCGTGGCTCATGACCTCAAAATGCATGACTGCTACTTGACTGCCGAATATAGCGAAGGTGACCCCTCAACCGTCTCTTTCAACTATATTTGCTATGGTGAGATTGACGGTGACCTGACAATGGATGAGAGCTGATGCACAGTATCAACATCAAGGGGCAGGATGTTGAGCTAGTTGCACCCACTAGCGTTGCTGATGCTTATGACTGTTTGACCGCGTTGGGCAACAACGCCACCAGAGGCATGGCGGCTGCACTTGGGCTTTGTGCTCGAGGCCCGCACAAGCCAGCTGCAAGGCTCAAGAGTCACAGCCAGTCAGACTGGTTGCGCTTTGGCGGTGATGTGATTGACCACTATGCCAAGCAGGGCGTTGCGCTTGATGAGTGGCTACCACAGGCCAATGAGGCTGTTGAGCTTGTGGCAAGCGTTGTGAGCGGCACCACGCATGATGAGGTCACCAAGGCCGAGGGAAACTAGACAGAAGGGCTGCAGCCCTTGACCGCATTATCCTGCAGATTGAGCGTGAGTGGGCCAAATGGCCGGGATGGTATCAGACGCTCGAGCCAGACAAGCGCTCAATACTTTTGGCAGAGTACAAGCTGAGGAGCAAACCCAAAAAGCAAGCAGGCCCAAACATCAAGAAGGTTGGTCGATACAGATGAGAGCTAAAACCACCAAGGTCAAGCACAGCATCATCAGTGCCGAAATCAAAGATGAGTTTGAGCCGATGATACAAAGCTTTCTTTCAATGGTTGCGCCTGATGTTGTCAACCTGCTTGAGCGTGAGCTGCTGCAACCCATCACAGACAGTGCGCGCAAACGCTGGCCCGTTGGCAAGTATGACAAGCAGCGCAGCAGCCGCATTGGGGGCAAGAGCAAGCGTGAGCTTCGCTATGTCATCACCAGTGATGGGCGCAGCATCTTTGCCAAGATTGAGAACAATGCACGGAACAAAGGCTACCTGTATGCCTATGTCATCTTTCTCAGAGGCTCTGCTGATTTCCGTGGTGGCAAGCGCACCAGCGCTGGCAAAAACGTGTGGAAGCTGTTTGTGCGTAAACCGTTTATCAGGGAAGCCAAAAAGATTGAGGGCAAACTGCTCAAGCTCATCAACAAAGACCTTGGGGGTAACTAATGGCACAACGCGCCACGGTGGATGTTAGCCTTAGAGCTGACATATCAAACCTTGTAGACAATCTCAGCAAGGTTGAGGGATTGACCAAAGCCCAGGCCCGCAAGATGGTCAGGCAGGTTGAGCGCTCATACAAAGACCAGACCAAAGCAGCCAAGGCCACGGCAGAGGCTCAAATCAAAGCCAGCAAGGGTGTTGGCAAGCAGTCAAAAAAGACGGCTGAAGATACGCTTGACGTTGCCCAAAAGTTTGCCACTGAGATTGCTGGCACGTTTGGCTTTGGCTTCCTTGGTGATGTCGAAGGCTTATTCGATGCAGCTCGCACATCTAGTGAGCGTTTCGGTGTTGGCTCAGTTGCTGCGTTTGCTGGCATTGCTGGTGCTGCAGCCTTGGGGGTTGCTGCTCTTGTCCAGTACACAGAAAAGCAGCAGGCGCTCAACAGGGAGGTTGCGGGCTTTGCTGAAGAGCTTGAGGGCTTTGTTGGCTCTGAAACACTGCAGGCCCTGCAGTCATTCAACAAAGAGATAACGGCAATTGATAAGACTGCTGAGCGCTTAAAGGCTGAAACGCTGCTTGGGGCATCTGATGAGGCTGAGCGTTTTGAGCAGCAGGCGCTTGGGCTTACACAGATTGGCCTGCCTAAGTGGCTGGCCTCCATCAGTGATGGTTTTGATATGGGCGCAAAGGGTGCTAACGATAGCGCGCGCGCTTTTGGTGACGCTGCTGGCGGACTGCAGGGGCTTGCGACTGCTTTGGGTGACGTGTCCCGTGCGCAGGTGACATATACAAAAGGTCAGGCAGGCCTAGCCAAGCAGCAAGAGTTTAGCGCTGAGCGTTCTGTTGAGCGTGCAGAGGCAGAGGAAAAGGCAACAGAGGAGGCAGCGAAAGCGGCAGAGGTTGCGGCAGAGCTGACGCGCAAAACCGTTGAGGAGGCGCAGGCCAAGGCTGACCTTGTGTTTCAGACTGAGATGCTGGCTGACAGAGAGCGCAAAGAGTACGCTGCTGCAATGAAGTCAGCAGAGCAGAAAGAGGAGCAGGCCCGCATCATCAAAGACGTTGCGCGCCTCGAGGCCCTGCAGGCATCAGCCTTGGGCGAGCTTATGAGCCAAGAGGAGAAAGCTGTACAAAAAGCAGCGGCTAGGGTTGAGGAGATGACCAACCTGAGCAAGTCTCTGGGTGATAATGCTGATGCCACCCTTGGCCTTGCTGCTGCTAGTGAGGCGCTAGAGCAGGCGCAAAAAGACCAAGAGGCTGCGCTACAAACTGAGAAGTTTGAGAAGCTGTCAGACACCATATCTGCAGCAGCAGGCCACATGCTTGAGCTGACCGATAGCATGTCAACCTTTGCCAACCTTGCCCTTGACAAGCTCACTGAGATTGCAGACAAGGAGCGCGCACGTCAGGAGGCTGCGATTGAGTCAGACGCTGCACGCAAAAAGGCAAGCATTGAGCAGCAGCTTGAGTCTGGCAAGATTGATGACAAGCAGGCTGAGGCCCGCATGCGCAATGTTGACAGGCTGGCTGAGGCTGACAAGAGGCGCATTGAGGGCCTTACTGACCAGCAGAAAAAGCAAGCTAAAAAAGCTTTCGCTGCTCAGCAAGCGCTTGCACTGGCTGAGGTTGCTATCAATGCGGCTGCTGCCTATCTGCCCTTGGTTGGTGGCCTTGCCTACCTTGGGTTTGGTGCTCCAGCTGCAGCGGCTGGCATCACTGGTGCAGCGGCACTGGCTCAGACTGCAGCCATCCTATCTGCCAAGCCTCCAGAGTTTGCCAGTGGTGGTATGGTGGGGGCAAGGCTGAGCGCTGACCATGCGTTGATTGCTGCGCAGCCTGATGAGGGCATTGTATCGCGCAGGGGCATTGCTGCACTTGGTGGGCCTGATGGTCTTGACCAACTCAACAGGGGTGCAGGCATGGGCGCGAGCATCACAGCCAACATCATGCTTGACCGGCAAATGCTTGGCAGGGTCGTGGCAGAGGTTGCGCCCAGCGCACGCAATACGGCACCCGGCAGGGTGCAAATCTATGGGGGTCACTAATGGGCAGCAATCTCACCAAAGAGCTTGTGCAGGGGATACTTGTACCAGATGAGCACCTGACATCTGCAGCAATGGACCTGACCAACGCAACCCAACAGGGA